TATAACTGTAACTGGAAGTAGAGACATGACTGTATACGTTTAAGCCATTGAGTGCCGCCTTGATTGCTCTACCCGCCTGCATGATATCAGTAGCATCCCCTGGCACTGTGAATACGGTCGTGTTGATATACGTGGGAGTGCTTTGGTACAAAGCCCATTCAGATATGTTTTGCGTCATGGTAAACGAGTTATTGAAAAAGTTCTTTACCGTGTTGAACTCATTATCAAGTTCTGCTGACGGCAGCGGTTGACGTGCTAGGGATAAGTCTCTGAATCGGCTATCGCCCTTCGGTCTTGTAAATACCTCACCATAAATTGCCCCGGTGAAAACCGATATTGCCAACAAAGTAATAGCCGTAATTATTGCTTTTTTCACAATGAACCTCCACGTCTGCCCTGAATGGTCAACTTGTTTATCTCAAATGGTCCGAGAGTATTGTTGATGCTGCAAATCAGCTTTACTGTTTTTCCTTCTCCAAAGAGCGGGATACGGATTGGCGGATAGTTGGAAACGTCCATGTAGAATGAATTGTCCCAGATATCAGGAACAGCCTGGTCAGTGATGGATGGAGCCGCCAGAGTGGTAATCGTGTTGAAGTTCTCCTGCATCGTTGCGGCGAAGTCAAAGGCAAGGTCAAGGCTTACATCCATAATTACGCCGGGGAAACATACGACCTCTGCAAGCCTCGGATAATCATTGAACGGGCTGCGGCCAAGATTTAACCAGCCGGTTTCCCACCATACGGGCATATTGTTGCCGGCAAACGAATGGCCGGAACCATACTCATAGATATAGCCATTGCCGCATAAATACACACTGCCGTCTGCCGTACCAAACATGCCAAAGACGCGCCTATCCTCTTCACCGTCGATCGGTTCAGGAATGGCAATATGCCCCCAGGCTTTCCACTCGTAGGAGTAAACGAAGATCCGCGAGTTGACTAACATCATCAACCATGCGTTCTTGCGGTACTGACAAATGCTGTAAATGTTGTTGATGTTGAGTGATATTTCCGCCTGAATGGCCGGGGTAATCGGCTTGGAGATATTGGCAATGTTCATGTTTCCAACGGTTACCGCCTGGCGAAGCGAGCGCAGCCCTTCTTTTTGCAGAAAGAACAGGTCCATGCCGAGGCTATAAGCGCAATTTGGAGCCACTACGCCATTGCCGTTGATAATCTGCGTCAAGATGAAATCTCCGCCGCTCGTAGGATCGGTGCCGGAATAGATAGCAACATGGTTCTTGAAGATAAAAACTATCAGGTCAACAAAGCTCTTGATTTCAAGTAGCTCATCACCTTGCGGGAGAACATACCTGAAGTCGATATATCCGGCATTGTCAGCAGTAGTCCAATCTTCAGCCGCATTCAGCGCCGAATGAAAGGCCGTCATCTTGTCAACAGAATCTACTGCCCATATACGGCCTTTGTGGACGTGCGGCTTTTTCAATATCGTTCCCGGTTTTTGGCCGGCAAGGTCGGTAACTACTGCCCCGTCATATTTCATCGGGTCGTCAACACCGTTCATGATGATCGTCAAGTCATTGAACTGAGCAAAATAAACTATCGCGTCAGCGTCCAATCCAGACTTGATATCGGTCATGGTGCCGTCATCGTTGGCGGTGTAAATAGTACCGCCGCCAGCAACTAGAATCTTTATCGTGCCGTCACTCTTGCGGAACTCGAATCCGCTCCTGAGAACTTCAGGAACAGCAACGTCATTCACTTTGACAAAGCCTGGCACTTTGGCGATACCGCCACGGGGGGAGATATGGCAATTCTGCATGATTGCTGAATATTTTGGCGGCATCGAAAGCGAAGGATACAGGTAGTTTTCGCCCCCGGAGAAATCATTCAGAATTGCCAGTTCTGTTCCGCGTCTCATATGAATTCCACATCACCGGCTATGCTGCCGGTCGGGTTGTGCAACGATATTTTTGCCTGAAATGCTGCAAGGTCAACTTGAAACTCTTCGCCCTGGTCCTGTTTCGCCATCCATAACACTCCGAGCTGAATCGTATCAGCGTCAAGGAGCGGTATGTCTGTTGATGCGGTCAGGCTCACTACCCGGAGCAGCCCATTGAAATCAACGCTATATGCAGCGTCCGGGGTCGGGGCAACTTCGATTATCAGTGCGCCACCTTGGCGACTGTGCAGGCGGAATACTCCCGGCTGGTTCTGTTCTGTACAGCTGTCCTTGTACGCTTTCATTTGGTCATCAGACATGAGCGAGAGCGGATAGCTGCCCGGTATCTGCAGTCGGCTGACCATATCAATTCCGCCTGTAGCGTTGACCGGTGATATCTGGTAATACGCCATGCCGGCAATGGTCTGGAATCTGCCGGAAGTTTTCAGCGAGGATGAAGGCGAATGTTCCATCATCAAGTCCATTGTCTTGTTGATAAAGCCAAGTAGCAGTTGAGCATGTGCGGAAATGGGAAATGCAACCTCCCCCGTCTGAGGGAGGCGCAATTCCTTTTGCACATTGTTGATGATCTCAAGCACTGTGCGCTGACCGGACATATTCGGGCATTCAGACTGCATCAGCAGTACGCCTGCAGCGGTATAGACCGCCACAAGATAGACGCCGCCCCTGGCGGGAATGATGCCGGCTAAAGCAGAATACTGCCCCGGCAGAATAGCGGATTCAGTAAGAGCAACATCGCATGCCGCCGATTGAGCAGCTACCCATGCTGAGCCTGTCTCGTCCCACCATTTGCCGTCAAGCAGCCTTTGTATCCTAGAGTATAGCCCTGCTTGCCCTTCAATGCCGTTGTATGTCAGCGCATATGCCATTGGTTATGTCCTCGACTGGAAGGGGAAGCGCATGCCTTCGGTATGTATCCGCTGCATGCCTTCACCGTCCTCACGCGGCTTGAGAGTGATGTTTGTCTGCTTGCACTCTTCCAGAATCTTGACGATGGATTCCGGCAGTTCGACTTCGGTATCCCGCTGGATGCGGTAGCAGTAGCCGTGAAGCTGGACAACAACAGGCCGCTTCTCATGCTCGTGATGCCCGGAAGGGATCATTATTTTGATCTTCGGCTGAGCGTTGAGAATCTGCCGGATATTCCCCTCGGTTACCGTCACGCTGGTTACCTTGACACCCTGGCTGGACAGCTGCGGTTCAGGCCTGTTCTCCCGTGCCGCTCTCGTCTGCCGTTTCTTCGCTGCCGGTCCCTTCTTCGCTGCCGGTTTCTTCGCCACTTTCACTGGTGCTGCCGTTGTCGTCGGTTCCTGTGTTTCCATCTTTTGCCCCCTTCTCGCTCTTGGATTCGGCAATCTTGGCGGTTGCCGGTTCGTCGCCCGTAATCTCGACCTGATACAGCGTCTCACGCAATGCCGCGGCAACGTTTGCCGTCACGCGCTGCGGATTATCCCGGTCGAGCCGGTAAAATTCGTTGTTGGCCGTACCCTGGATAAAACTTCTCGTCGGATCGGTCAGCGTTGCAATAAACGGTTTTTCTCTCACGGTTCTACCTCCTTGAAAGCATGGGGTGGGAGTTACCCCACCCCTGCCGATTTACGGTTGTTTGGTGCAATCGACTTCCAGAGCGCCTGAATAGTTTCTGAAGCCTATAGTTGCCGGCGGATTCCAGTAGGTATCCTCTGCCGTGGGATAATATCCGGTTTCGTTACCGGTAGAGTATCCGCCAAAGCGGACCTTTGCGACGGTTGCCGCCCCGGCAGCGGTTACACTGGCAGGAGCGCGGCTGACGCATTTCACAGCGGCAAAGCCTGAAGTGGTGATGTTGACGTGTGAACCTTTGACAGCAGAAGTGGTCCCTTTGCCGATGTGACTCTGCGGGGCATACTGCGTAACCGGATATTTGCCAGTACCGTCGATAGGAAGCCGGTAGTTGCCGGCAAAAGCAATAGCAGCTGCAGAGATGATGGCTGCTACTGCAAAGAGCGTGAATCGTTTCATGGTTGGTATTCTCCTTTCTGTTGGAGTAAAGGGGGATTGCTCCCCCTCTTCCGTTACCGTTCTGCGGTCCAGTGGAAGGTTGCCGCGTTGGTGTTCAGGGTTGCGCCGATGGTGAAGCCTGCCGTTGTGGTAGTGCTTCCGGTGTACGGAGTTACCATGTCGGCGGCAACAAACGACTGTGTACCGTCAGTAACGGTCTTAACCGCCGTAGCGTTTGCCATCGTGTTGGTCCACATATAAGTGACGTTGTTAGTCACATCGAAAAGCGTTACCTTTTTCGGTTTCCAACCGATACTGATGTTCTTTGCAGCGCCGTTGCCGGCATGAGTCCCGGTGGCGAGATAGCTGTTTTCCATATCAAAGCTCCTTTCTGTGAATTACAGGCGGGGTGTTATCCCCGCCCCAGGTTATTAGCCTTTGCAGGCAGTTTCGATCCGCAGCATGAATAGATCATTCAGAATGACCGTGCCGGTCCACCCTTTCCAGCCGATAGAGCCGCGCTGTGCAATCGGGTCGGAGTCGGATGCTTTCGGGTTGACAATGTACGTCTCAACCGAATTCTTGCCGGCCAGAGGTACGATTCCGTAAGCATCCTGCCCGATGATGAGCAGCGGATAAACGTCTGCTTTTACCCCACCAGTCGAGAGCATGCCGTTAACGTCTCCGCCGCCATTGGCCCACGGTGAAAGGTTGTTATCAAAGACTACCCGCAGTTCACCAATGGAACCGGCTTCACCGTTGATAAGCCCCTGAGTTGAGGGATACTCCGCAATCGGGGTCCAGTCATCCATGCGCTCAAAATCCGGCTGCATGTCGGAATGGCAGCAAAGAATGTATGCCGGCATGATCGGTTTGGTGCCGACGTTGGGACCGGCATTGATGAGCTTGGTAACCCGCTTGGCTTCCTGCTTCTTCAGGATACGAATAGCCGTTCTGAGCTGGTCCCTGGAAACAACCGTGTTCACATCGGTACGGTTGACGCCGTTGGCCCTCATGACGTTGCTGCCGGCCAGCAGTACCCCGGCGCGGTGCAGGTCGTACAGTTCCGCCGCCTGTTCGCTGTTCAGGTCGGTAAACTCGTTCAGCAGCGGATCTTCGTGGGTGTCCTCGATCACGTCCGTAAAGCGGATGAAGTCACCAAACTGCAGAATGGTGCAGGGAACGTCAAATGAGGTAGGCGTTTTGCCGGTCGGGGTTACACCTTCCTGAAGCGGGACCGGCGTGGCATCGAGCTTGTCAAAACCCCTGAAGGTGATCGTCTTAGTGGACTTGCGGGGGAGCGGTCGGGACTGCCCGAACTGCCCCAGAATGTTGTTGGGCGTTGCCCGTGCCAAAAATCTCTTGTCGGCATAGGTATTGGTTCTCGGTGAAATATCAACGTAGCGTACCATGTGATTCTCCTTTCGTTACAGAAGGCCATCCTGCTTCAATTTCTTGTCGAATTCAGGATCATCCCAGGCAGCGTCCCGGTCGTTCGGGTCGGTTTTCTTGCCGCCGCTGGTGTGCATCCCGCCTCCGCCCTTGAGCGTCATGGCGTCCTGCATTCTTTTTTGATTACGGTCGGTTTCCGTCTGTTTCAACTGCTGTGCTTCCGGTGAAGCAAGGTGCTTCTTGAATGCCCCGAAAGCCTCGGCAATGTCGGCAGGGTCATTGCTGTTGAGCGCCATGAACTGCATGCCGGGACGCTGTTTCTCCGCCCATTCGAAGTATCCGAGGTCACCAAGCTTGGAAGGGTCGTAATCCTTGTGCGTTTCACGAACCTTCGGCACAACGGTATTTTCAAATTCTTCAATGGCGCGTTTCTTGGCCTCTGCCTGTTCCTGCTGCTTCTTTGCCGCCTCGGACTGCTTATAGGTATCAACTTCACCCTTCAGCGTGTTCACAAGGTCCATCAGCGGCTCAACCACTGCCTTTGCTTCCGGTACTTCGTCGTAGAGCTTGGCAAGAGCATCAGGAGCTATAGCCTTCTTGGCGTCGTCTACAACCTTCTGTTGACCCCTGATTTCTGCATCAGTGGCCGTGCCGCCCTGAATCATCTTCTTCAGTTCAGCTACTTCGGTTGCGAGCTTCTGGCCCCATGCCTGGGTATCAGACAAGCGGCGTTTGAGCGATACAACGTCCTCGTCTGCGCCTGGCTGTTCAGCTTTTGACTGGTGATCTTTGCCGGCATCTTTTGGGTCGGTCTTATCGGAGAGTCCTTGCGGGTCCAATTTGTCCGAGAATCCGTTAGCTGCCGGATCATCATCTGTCTTACGCTTATCAGCTTCGGCCTGTTTATCGGGCTTCAGTTCCCCGGTCGATTCATCTACCTGAACGTCATCCCAAAGGTTGTCCCGGTCGTCTGGCGTATTTTGCCTTGCCGCATCAGCGCACTCCTTGCACATCTCAAGATCATCGGTTATCTCTTTGCCACAGCCACACTGCTTCATCGTCGCCCCCTCCTGTTCCTTTCGTCTTATTTTCAGACATTATCGGCGTGAAAATGCCGTTCCCTATCCATTTCCTGCTCTGCTTCTATCCGCTCGGGAAGTTCTAAAAGCCATTCGAGCGTTCTGAAGTCACCCTGATAACGGAATAGCTCGTTTCCGTCACATGTTGCCAGCCCTGATACAATAAACTCTTTTCTCTCTTTGATTTTTGCTACCAGTTCTTCCCATGTGATTTCCACAATTGCCCCCTATCTACAAAAGTTTAACGGCAAGTGTTCAACGTCTACCCCTTCACCGCCGTCTACGCATACCCATGGCCGATACCGCCAGCAGGTAGTCCCATCAGTCGCCATTTTGCTGTAGACCTGGAATATTTTCTGTTCCGGTCGGCATGTGTCGTTATGGCTGTTTACCCATTCAGGGATTGAACTGATGACTTCATTGCCGTTGGTCGTGTAGTAGATCGTCGCTGGCTCGGTTGAATTGGCAACGGTGTAGACTCCCATCAGTAAGAGCAGGCCGAATATGGTTATAGTCAAAAGGGCGTATTTCATAATGCGTTCCAGTTACCGCTATATGATTGTTGTATTGCAGTGCCGTAAATATTTTTAATAGCAGTGGTATATTTTATCCTCACATTAGTCCCGGTAGTTACTGAACGACGAGGTATAAATGTTTTGGAATTATTCGTCACATTAAACGAAGTAAAATTTACAAATATTATAGAAGCCCCTTTAATTGCTGTAGTGTCATCTATGCTGTGTGTAGTGGTAAATGTGATATATCCAGTATCAGAGGCGAATGATACAGATGAACCTGGAGGAACGTTCCATGATCCAGTAAAAGCGCTTGTGTCGTGTTGGCCTATAACCAATGTCCCATGCCCCAAAACAAACGCCACAAGCTCATTTTGTTCGCCGTGCCACTCCTGGCTATGGCCGTACCGAGATGCTGCCTGATTGATTTTTGTCCCGGCTGAATACCTGCTATAGGCGGCTCCTGCAGGGGTTCCCGCGTTATTGTATTGTTCCTGCTTATTCGCGCCAGCGGCGGGATGCGACCCGTAAGGCTGGATAGACCCCGGATGGCTGGCAACCATCGCCATGGCCCCGCCATGGGATACCATCAGAGGAACACTGTCAGCGTAGGCAACACGGTCTTTACCGGTATAGGTATCAAACGAGGATTTATTGAGTTTTTCGTTAAGCTTGGATTGTGTAACAGCCGAAAAATTGTCAAGTCGCTGTGTCGATGCCGCGCCTGTTTGTGCGGCAGTTGTGGCATGGGGATTAAGTTTGTCTGCAACGTGAGACGTTATCAGGCTATGCGCTGCCTCGTACCTGACCTTATCAGCGTCACTCACCACACCAACATTGTCTTTTTGCTTGGTGTAGATGTTCGTCTTGTAAATATCTGCTGCCCCGGCAATGCCGGTCAGAATTAACGAGACGGCTATGGCTTGATGAAATGAATTCATAGCTTTCCTGGTTAAGCTGCCACCGGAAGGGGCATATCAGCAGAAAGAGGAGGCGGCCCCCCGCTGATTGCCGTACTTCCGGCGACATTTTGCGGAGTCATGCCTATCCTTTGCGGGTCAGGCTGAACTCCAAGTTCTTTCAGTATTTGCGCCTGTTCTGAACCGTACATAAATTGGAACAGGGCATCGAGCCGGACCATTTCCCGTACATCTTTCGGTTGATTCGACATTTTTGCTGCGGTTTCGATGATCTCTTTTATCTTTTCTTCCGGCAGCAATATGCTTTCCGTTTCCAGCAGTTCGGCTATCAGCTGAATCAGTTTGGGCCGGTCGGTGAAAACTGCATCCTGAGGAGCAGATGTAAGCTGCATGAATTTCATTAGGTTCTCAATCTGCAGCTCTTTTGCCATGAGAGAATCAGTGCCACTAGCTTTGATCTTCAGTGGCAGCTTATTGCTTTGGTCACCGTCCATTTCCATGAACCACTGATAGAACCCTTCCACAATCGGCTCTATAAAATAGTCGTCAATGTTCTGCATGACGCTCTTCAGGTTGACGTTCGAAGCGGTCATAAGCATTGATATGCCGGTGGCCGTCTTGTTCAGGAATGATCCTGAATCACCACTGGTGTACTTTGGTATGCCGGTTTCTTCGTCGGCAAACCGTTCGAACAGTTCGATCATCTCTCGAATGCCAGTGGTGATATCCGGCAGGGTCAGCAAGTCGAGTGCATCTCGTGGGGCAAAGTTGCCTTTCACGTAGATTGTCTTGCCGGTGTACAGCTCAACGTCTCCGGTGCGTT